ATCGAAAATAGATCCACGGGCGGGGGAATGTTAACTCGCCATTGCTTCACTACAACCTTAGCCTTCTTCGATTTTAATTAAGGCTACTAGTAGGCACCACACACTTTATATCTGTAAACAGTAACTATAAAGGTTCTTTTGTCTTCCGATAGGATAACTGATTCACGTTTATGTTCCTAATGAACATTCAGCTAATCTCTAGCTTAGTCGCTTCACCGCTCTTTATACGGACGTGTGGTTGGCCTCTTAAAAGATTTTCATTCACTTAACGAAGACAGAACAATCTTTTCAAATTCTGTCTTTTTCTTCTCTGCTACCATAAAACTAACTTCGTAACCCAAACCTCTCAACACTTTGACAATCTGTTGTCGTTTGTCTTTATGTCGAGTAAAAGAGTTACTACTATCCGCAAGAATCGTTAAAATTTCTTGTTCGGTCGACGCTTCCTCATCGGAGTCTGAAACTTCCATGTTTTCACGTTGACAAGCTGGTACTTTGTCTACTAACTGAGAAAGTACAGCATAAGCTGCTTTCTCTTCAGCAATCTTCTTCCTTGGTCCTAAACCAACCCCTGTCGTATTCGAAAATTGGACGTTATCAATCATAAATTTTCCAATGATTTTAAATCCTCGTTCGAATCCTTCCATTTCGGTGGTATAAGCACAGAGATGAAAATTCTGCACTATCTCATTCATAGCCATGCGAGCATTGTATTGTTCTTCAGTTCTTAATCTGTTGAAAACCGACAAAACTACCAATGCTATATTAGCTGTTGTCGGCGGGCGAAAAGATGGTACTACATCACCCTGAGCATGAGCCGGCTTATAAATCGGTTCACTGATTTCATTAAGGTAAGTATCATGACGATCCATACAGTAAGTCATCAGCGCTTGATCTTCTATGCCAACCATCGTGTCTTCCGTACTTTTCGTTTTGCTTACCTCGCAAAAAGAAGTCGCTCTTCTTATACTGCTCTCCTTTCTTGGCCATTGCTCATTAAAACGAGCCATAGCAAAGATCATCGAACAATGTATTCTTCGATATAATTCATTGTCAATCGTCACCCAATCCAAAACGGCAATTTTAAAATCACCACTTAAAATTGAATTAGGGACTATCCACATCACTTGATAAAATGTTCCTGATTTAACTATTTTCACTTCGAGCAAACGCTTTGAATTAAGCATACGCATCATATAAATGATTGGTTCATTCACATAACTTTCGTAATAATCCATAATTTGTTCTATAATTTCAATGGTCGTAAAAGGCACATACTCGTAATGCTCAATTCCTGTTATTCCTTCAGAGTTCATTCGCATTTGTCGCTTATTATGACGTTGCGGCGATCTCCAATAATTCATATCTTTTTCTTCACTAAACCAGTTTCCTTCGGCCCTTGCAGGTCTAGGATTCTGGGGTGTCATTGAGAGTTTATTTAATTTTTTCACCAACATCGATTTTGACATGTTTGCTGGATCTTGCTCAGCGATCTCCCAATCACTCTCTGAGTCTTCTTTCTTTCTTCCCTTCTGATTACTTTCAATAGCACTTTTAATCTTCTGCAGCGTACTATTAGCTGGAGGCGTGGTTACCCACGTATCTGGCCAATAAACACCTTGCGGATAACTAACTGTTTGAACGTAAGTCTTCGGTATACCCATAAATGTGCCAAAGCGGAAATCATCACCAACTGATTTTAAAACTGTTAAAGGTCTTACAAACGGTGCTGTTCCCGGTGAGGCAGAATATGGGTATTGTAATATTGTCCAAGCTATCATAACTCCTGTTGTCACTATATCTGGGGACAAATTAGATGGAATAGATCCTTGTATTGTAGGTAGAACATTGTAAATTGATGCGAAAGGTATTTCTATTTCACTATAATTTACTATTCCATGCCCTACCCAGTCCTGTGCATAATTTATTCCTGTAATTAGTCCTGTCAATAATTGCGAATCACCACCCGCTGAACTTGTACCACCAATTATTGCTGTTACATAATTGGCAGCTAACCAAGCCCAATTTGGTCGGGCAGCTTTCGGAACTTCTGTATCGGTAAATTGTCCATGAGGTATATAAAACACCCCTGAGTTTGCTGGTGTTAAATCATTCGTGGTAGGATTTTCCACGTTTCCAAAAA